TCTGCATCAATATACACACCATCTGGAACTACTCTTGAAATAACTTGTTGTAGTTTTAAGTGTGTCATTTGTATTAAGTCTGTAAAAGGAATCATTCTTCTTACTAAAGATTCAATTACTCCTTTATACATTCTTGGTGCTACAGCTACATAATTAGGTAAAGCGTGCTGACTTGCAGACTTTGGTCTAACCATATTTTGAGCTAGCTCCCATTTCAACATTATGTTGGTACCCATGACCATAACGCCATTATACCAAACATCTATTGTCTTTTCTATCTTTTCAAATCTTCCTTCCTCCATCATTTCTTCTGGTGGATTGAAAGTGTCATCTTTTTCTATAACCTTATTCCCTCCTGTTTCTAATATCTTTTTCTTATACACCATCTTCTTTGTGGTCTTATAATTAAAATACATTAGAGTACAAGTATCTCTGTAGAAAATATCATTCTCATAAAACTGAGCTGTATTATAATAATCATACCAACTCTGGCTGTATTTACTTATTTCTTCAAGGTCTTCTGTAGTTAGTGTTGGGTCTATCTTGATAAGTTCAGTTATAGGTAATGTTTTAATCTCACCCCAATAAAAACAATCTTTAAAGTGAGGGTCTTCTGTATAGCTATATACCACGTTTGCTGGGTCTACATAAGATATTTCAACACCAGCTCCTGGTAAAAATTCATGTTTAGCTACAGATATACCTAAAACTGTTAAATCATAGTCTAATCTTTTTCTTAAATCTGCATAATGATTCTCTTCCAATATAGTATTGATAGCTTCTTCTTCTGCTATCTCTATTGCAGGTTTATAATTTAACTGCATATATAATGAAAGCTCTTCATCCGTATTTGGTAAATTATCTTGTGGTAACACAAAAGGATTAATACCTGTTTCTTTTTGTATAATTTCTAATGTAGGTTTTGCAAGCATCTCACCTTTAACTAAGTCTTGATACTTACTTCTCTTTGACTGAGACAATGCGTCTTGTGCATACGCTTTTACTTTGAAGAGTCTGTCTGACATTCCATTGACTACAATGTCTACAAACTTTGGAATAACGGGAACAGGGGTCCAATCTAAATTCAAATAAGATAAATCGCCATCAATAGCTAATTCATCTTTATATTTTTTTATCGACTGCTCTCCTCTTGCGTATAAACGAAGCTTGTGAAAGTCTCTCCATTGATTATAATATCTGCACTGGTTCCCGTCTTTTTTAAACCATTCATATTGTATGGCTTGTCCAATCTGTAAACCAAACTCCATCGTTGCTTTTTCAGCATCCGATACGAACTGGCTAGGGAACCCTACAGATGAAATTTTTATTTTTACGCCTTTCATCTGATAATCTGACTTATATTGCCTGTATTAGTATACCTTGCAAAGTTAACTTTTATTTTTGATTCTTTTTTTTCAGGCTGGTACAAATGCTTTTGACAAGCCATTATTGCAAGTCCTGAACTAATTGTTGCATCGTATGCAGTTCTTTTAGTTATATCAAACCTTGCCCAGTCTTCTAATGTTTTTGTAAACGGCATACTTCCCATATCATCTTCATCTCTAAATGTTCCGTTTATGTCCATACCTACGTGCTTTTCTATATAGGATTCTACAGCTGCTGCATGAGCTTGTTTTACATCCTCACTACTGTTTGGAATACCACCCAGCTCTCTTTCTGATTTAGATAATTTATTATATAATTTATCTGGTCTATTCATACTGAATCCTCTATATCCCCTGTTTTTAAAATGATATAATAATCTTGGTTTGTTATTTTCTACTAGTATAGGCATACCATAAAATACACAAGCCATTAACACTTCTTCAAAAAATATTTCTGCTGTTTGTGGTCTTGCTATGTATTCTAAAAAAAACTCATTACTTGGAGCTTCATCCATATTAAACTTAGTCAATCCATGCAATGCACCATTAGAACCTCTACCTCCAACTGTTCCTGATATATCATAACTATCACAACCAAACGCTCCAATATGCTCATTGCCAGGATATTTGATTCCGTTTCTAGTTATGATTTTGTTTTGTAATCCTTTATTGGGTGTCCAAGAAACTAAGAATCTACCCCTATTATCTGGTGTCCATATTACTTTACTATCTTTTATACCATCCTTCCAATGAAATGAACCTCTAGTAATATAGTGTTCTTTTATCATAGAGTCATTATAATCTATCTGTTGATATATCTTTGTTAAATTAAATAATGAAGACTTGCTCTCATCTCTAAATGCATGAGACTCCGTTCTTGGAAATTGTCTGTAAAATTCATTCAATGCATCTGCATCATTCTTTAATGATTCTACTTCACCCTCCCAGTAGTTTACAGCTCCTTGATAAATATCTTCGCCATCTACTCCTTCTAATGAACCTTCAGGATTTTCAAACACAGGCATCCCATGCTTATCAATAAACCCTTCCATATTCCATTCCATAGGAATAAACAAACTATATAATCCACTTTTAGTTTGTCCGTTTGAGTTTCTTAGTAATGGGTTTGAGTCATCATATAACTTTTTAAAATTATCTCCTCCTTTGTCCAATGCATTTGATGTTGAACCCATCATACATTTACCAATTACTTTGCTACCCAGTCTCAAACAAGTCTTTGTTACCCTCCAGTTGTTTAAAATATTATTTGGTTTTATCCATTTACCGCTCTCATCATGAACTAATAATAATAATTTTTCTCCATCATAAGAGTTGTCATCTGTATTCTTCCAGTCAATTGTTGTATCTAATCCATCCATCTCATCTTCATCCACATCATACATATTCTTTTTTGTAATCTTAGATGCTGGAACTCTGTAAGCTAACTCAGTCTTTGGTTTATCCATACCATCCTGAATTGGTTTGAAAAAGAATGGAAGCCTATTGGATATAGGTACTACTTTATCTGTAAACATTTTCTTTGCATCAGAACCTGTTTTAGAAAGTATACCCACTCTTGAATCTCTTGCTAGTGTAGCTGTATTTACACATTCAGAAGAACCCATAAAAGAAAATCCAGAACGTCTTATCTTTAAGTATATCATTCCAAAACTTCTCTTATCTGCCTTACACGCTTCCCAATAAATAAAAAATATTCGATTCGCTTCTCTATAGTCTGGATAACCCACATCAATACTGGTCCATTGTAAATACATATAATGAGCTCCTGTGATATATGTAGGAACGCCTTTATTCATAAACCAATGTCCTTGTTCTCTGTTATCAAACTCTCCTTCAATATAATCTACCCATTGATTTTTAAATTCACTAGGCATATCATTCCATTGAAATATAGATTGTATTCTTGATAAAGCTTTAGGAAGCTCGTGTCGCTCCCAATATTGTTCTGATTTTTTATCGTGTCTTTGAAGACACTCTTTAGGTGTCTTTGGAAGTGCAATATGTAGTCCACTTATATTATATACCTCTCCAATCTGTCCAGACTTAGATATAACCACCATATCATATTTAGGGTTATATCCATATAGCCAGCTTTTGTTTCTGTTTTTATTTGTAACTACAGACTTTGGAACATAATCTTTGACTATGGTATATAAACTATTTTGACCTTCTTTCTGCAAAACCTCTTTTTGTATCTACTTTGACATTCACTGTTTCATTCCCTGACAAAGCTTCTTTCTCTTGCTCAATGCGATTTAATATTTCAAACGCATCAAATATGGCAAGCTTTTTGGTAGCGGCTGCATTTTTTAATCTATCTGCTGCTAACTCATCTTCAGGGTCAGGTTTTATTATCTCTTCTTTAGCTACTTTAATTAATTGTTGTACCGCTCTTTCTCCAGCTTTTATGATTTCTAATTTTATTTCTTTGTTTGTCATAACACTAAAGCAATTTGATGGTCAAACATTCTGTATAGCTTTTCTCCGTCTACTGTGAACTCATATTCACTATCTGGTTGAAAAGATATTTTATCACCTTCTTTTATTCCCTTTAATTTAAGATATTTATTTGGATATTTCATAATGCCTATAAGTGGCTCTTCTGAAAATGGTTTGAAGATATAAGACTCTTCAACTGGAACGGGTTTCACAAAACAATATCTGTCATGTGCATACCACGTTCCATTTTGTTTATACATAAAAAACTGGTCTGAATCTATAAAGAATAAATCATCTTTAAAAAAACTCTTACCACTTTTCTCTCTACCTTTCATATCATAATATATTTTAAATACGTTATGATGCACCAGTAAAGTATCGCCTTTCTGTATTGGACCTGAGTAGTCAATTGGAGTTGAAACCACCTCAGCATATCTGTTAGAAAACTTATGGTCTTCTTGAGATGTGCTAATAATAATATCTAATCCAGCTATCTTTTTTGTATTGTTATATCGCTTACCTTCTATAGGTTTTGCAATAAACTGAAACGGAGACCTCATTAAAAGTTTATATTATATTCTATAGATACGGGTACTGTAGAAGTAAATTCCTTCCACAATATAACTACATCTTCTTCTTGAATATAAATCTTAAACGATTGTCTTTTAGAATCAAACTTGATTAGATGAATAATATGAGAATCGTTCAATACCTTTTGACCAACTATATAGTGCATAGCACCTGATTTATAGTCAGGACCAACAGATATTTTTCTAATATCCATTACTCAGTAACTTCTTCTGCTTCTTCTTCTTTGTGAGTGATTTCCCCAGACTCTAAATTAATTACAGCATTCTTACCATACTTTTCAACAAGTTTCTTTTCTTCATTCTTAAACATATTTTGAATTACGTCTAAGTTTTTAAGAACATTATTCTTTTGAATTGCTAGGTCTCCTAACTGTATTTTAATTGTTTGGAAATCTTGATTAAGTTTTTGTAGAATTTCTAATTCTTCTTTTTCTAGTTTTTTAGCTTCTGCCATGATTATTAAATTTAAGTTTTACAAAGTTACGAATTATTTTCCTTTTATAATACTACTTGCTTTTTCAGTAGTTCTACCGCCAAAGTATGCTAAAACAACTGCCATCATTACTTTCTCAAATGTATCATTCCATCTTTCTCCTATATAGAAAGGAATAGACTCAACAGAGTCCAAAATCCCTGCAAAGCTAAAAACAACAATACACCATACCAATACCAAAGGGCGAACATTTTTAGATAGCCACGAATCTGAGGCAGCATCGGCTTTCCATCTATTAGATATTTCTTCCATCTCTTTATTTTGTTGTTCATAGATAAGTTGTTGTAGTTTGATTTTTTCTTCATTTGGAATATCTGATTTTGTTATTTCAGCTAAAGCTTCTTGTGGAGAAGATACTCCATTTAATACTGCTCCTAATGCGGGGTTTATCATTGATGCCGCTCCAAACAATAGTTTGCCAACGGTGGACTCTTTAAATTTTTTCTTTGGTTTACTCATGCGTTTGTTATATCTATATATTTAGTTTTACCATCGTCTCTAACAGCTTTTAATATTCTGTTTCTATTTTTTTCTTCGTTCACATACGATACATGAACCCAATCGGGATTGTCAGACGTTCCGAACTCCCATATCATTTGGTCAAAGTCAAGATTATCTTTAATCCAGTCAAACATTTCTTTGTTTGTTTTGTGACCGTACACATCATCCAGGTCAACCGCTCTGCCCTGACAATGTTGTGACCGACCACTCCCTCCAATGGCTTCATTCAAAGCTGTACTTCTGTAGAAGGAATTAATCTTTATAGGTCCTCCTACCCACTCTCTTAATGGCTCAAATACTTTCTCTGCCAATATTTTCATATTGTTTAGTGAATCACCATCTGGTGTATTATCAATTCCTAATCTTAAAGCTGTGATTGATTTTACAGCTTCTTTTTCTGAAATATGTTCGCTTATCATAATTTATTAATTAGTTGCTGCTCGTGTGTATTTTGAACTGTCTATGGCTTCCTGTAATTCTTCTACAGGCGCTTTTATTTTTAAAGATATATCTGCATCCCATCTACCAATTAAACTGTTTCCTTTATATATAAATATAACTGGAACTGATTTTATTTGTTGTCTAATAGATGGAGATTGGTCTTCAAGATTTGCTTTAACAATTTTTACTCCTTCAAGTTTGTTTAAATCTTTATAATCATTTCTGGAGTTCCAAGTGCTATTGATATGTAGTAAAGTATATTGTTGTGGCATGAAAGAGCATAATAACAGAACAAATAGTATGTAAATTAAAAATCTCATTTCTGTATAATTTCATAAAGTTTCTCATCAATCTTATCTAACTTGTCTGAATTTTCCTGGACTTGTTCAGCTGTATTTTCAATAGTTTCTCTAATTAACTGGTCTTTTAAATCGTATTCAGTTCTTGAAATATCTGGTTCGGGAAGTTGTTTTGCAAGTTCTATCTCTTGCTGTAAGCTATACCACATACCTATAAGAATAGAGATTCCTACTCCTATACTAATTAAAGTTTTAATACTTATCTCAAACTTACTTTCTTCACTTAGTTCGCTCATTTTGAATACGCTTTACCGTGTAAACAATAGTGCAGCCTAAAAGAATAATCTTTAATACAACCTCAATATCTGTTAATGAAATCACAAACGCTGTTGAATTAAAAATATATAACTTTAAATCTTCCACTATCTACCTTGACCTATATAAATTTTTTTATAATTCTTACTACCCTTACATTTACTAGTCTTGGTTTTTGCATGAACTCCTGGTCTACGCTTTTTACTTTCACGTCTATATGTAAAAATAATCCCTTTAGCCATTTGGAGTGACGTATTCGTAAACTACCTCAATATCTTCTATTGATACAGTTTCATTTTCTTTGTCAAACATATAATGCAAATATAATAAATTAATCCCAGTCAGGTCTTAATGTTTCATCTACTGGATTTATTTGTAATTCAATTTGATTATCTAAATTTGTTTTCATCGCTTCAACATCTAATCCTGCTTCTAACCAAGCGACTACATCGTCTTTAGTTAAGTCAGGATAAGGAATAAAGTTGTCTGGGTCATAAGTCACACCTAATGTACCTATTGAACTTGCTGTGTGTTCTCCTGATTCGTCTTGTGCAATATAACTCCAATGTACTGTGTAGATAACATTATCGTTATCTCCTTCGTGGATTTTTGCGTCTAACGCATTAATTTTCCAATTATAAGTATTTGCCATAATTAATTATTTATTTGTGATTTTAAAGTTTCTATTTCTGCTTTTAATTCTTTTATAGCACCAACTAATAATGGTACTATATGAGCATTATCTACTCCTTGATATTTAGGATTACCGTCCTCATCAACTCCATCTTTTGTTCCAGATACAGCTTGCGGTA